TTTGCCAGCACCGCCATGATTCCGACATTGCCAGCATGAGCACTTTCTTTCTCCATCTCACCCTTGATACGCATCGCCTCAGAGGTGTCGGTCTGGAAGTATTTGGCGAGAGCAGCAATCTGCTGATCTGCGGAGAGAGGGCTATTGGTTATTTGTTGCGCTACAGCACGTTGTTCTGGAGCTTGAGTAGAAGGCAACGGTTCATTCATTCCCGCTCTGGCTTTATCTATCTCTTCTTGGTCCCGTATATTTGTTGGAGTTATCTCAAACGCTGAAGTCTCCGCTTGAGGAGCAGGAGTAGATACTGTACGAACAGGATTAGCAGAAGGCACAGAGACAGAGGCTTTCTTCGCTTTAACGGGTTTGTCTAGCGCATCGTAATGTGTTGCAGCGTTCTTTGTTTTATCTTCCTGCTGCTGTTTGAATTTTCTATCTTCACCAGATACAGTAGGTTCATAGCTTACAGGGGGCATAGGAGCACCGGATTCCATCGCTGCGGCGTAAGCGGCAGGGAGTCCCTCAAGACGCTGAACTTCTTTTTCTCTAACAGTGTACTTATCTGTAACAGGAGCAAGGCGCTCACTCCATCTCTGACCAGCACCTTTGATCCTATCCCCTATTGCTTTTTCCGCTTCACTGATCTTGCCCCCTAACTCACTCAAGTAGCTGCGACCCTTATCAAAGCCGGGATGTTGAATAGCAGAAGGGTTGATAGGCCAAGGTTGATCGTTACTCATACCAGCGGTGTCCGATACCGAAGGAGTAGGGCGTTTTCTTACACCCTGAGCTTCAAGCTTGTCTACATCAGGCATATCTTCCCAGAAAGCGTCTTCATCTTCTGCGTTGTCATCAACAATAGTAGGTTCTACACTTTCACCAAGGGTTCTCCAAGGATACTGATGTAGCTTAACTTCTTCCCCTCGTGAATACCCGTTAAACACAGGCATATCCTCTTCACCCGCATAGCCCATTGGGAGCATCGTGGCTAGACCACCTTGAGCGTAAGCACCATAACCATAGCTATCATCAACATCAAGAACTGGACCGCCATCGGCAAAAGCAACGAGTCCACCGGCAGCATACTGCTGAGCCATCTGCTCAAGACCCGGTTGTGCCAGACCCATTTCCGGTTGCTGTTGAGGCCATTGGTAGTATTGATTCATAACAGTACCCTGTGGAGGTGGAGGGGTTTGTAGTTTGGTGCGTAGGCTCCCTTCTACACCGTCTAATCGCTGTGCAATTAGAGCAGCAACGGGGTTATTGGCAGCGGCTGTTTGCCGTTGCTGGGGTGTAATAGGCTGTTGAAGCGCCCGCTCTATGTCATATACGTTGGCTGTTTTCATAGCGATTACGAGGGTGCGCCTGCGGGCATGTTAGAGGCATTAAGTATATTCAAATTCCCTTGCGTATTTCTATCTAGGTATCCTTGCCCTTGTTGCATCGACCAGTCTGCTAGCTGTTTGGCATTACCAAATTGTTGTTGCGTCCAATTAGCGTTGCTATTACCAAGAGACCCTAACCCCTGAGCGGCGTTTTGCTGCGCGTTATACGCATTCAGATTAAGCCCCGCCCCAGCAATTCCCGCTTGTTGATTTGCCAACGCTGCTTGTTGCGCCAAATTAGCATTCAACGAACCCACACCAAACTGTGTCTGCTGGTTTGCCATAGATGCTTGTAGTGCATTCTGAGCGTTGGCTAGGCTTGCCTGAGTACCCAACTGAGCATTAGTCATCGAAGCTTGCGTACCCAACTGAGCATTTTGTAGGGCGGTTTGGTTTGCCAAGTTTGCATTCAATGAGCCTACACCAAACTGTGTCTGCTGATTTGCCAGCGCTGCCTGCAGCATTTGTTGCGCTTCTTGGCTCTGAACACCTAGCATTGCCTGCAGGTTCTGTACTTTTGTCTGATAGTCAATGTTCTGATTAGAGAGCATCGCTTGCAGCTGTTGCTGCGAAGACTGACTTTGAGTGCTGAGTTTAGACTGCAGATTCTGTAAAGCCGCCTGCTGCGACAGACTCAATTCCTGACCATACTGCGAACGACCCGACTCGTATGCCTGCTGCAGACCCTTGACTTGCATATCCTGCAGTTGTTGATTGTAGTTACGCTGCGCTTCAGAACGCTCCAATGCCTGACGAGAACCCCCAAAAGCCCCTGCAGAGATAGCCTTGGCATTAAGAGCATTGGCTTGTTTGAGGTAGTCTCTCTCTGCTTCGCGCTTCGATATGTCGATCACGCCCTGCATGTAAGGACTCATGTACTTCTGTTGTACACCCTCTTCGGTCCAAGACCCCGGCCCCGCCATTTGATAGGCTTCTAGGTCTTTGGTAGTGACTTCGGGGACTTTGCCCTCCATCTGATACCGTTGAAGCTTCTGCGCCTGAACATCCTTAATAGCTGCCATTTGTGCAGCGGTGGCTCTTTCTGCGGACGCTTGTTGTGCTGAGGCTTGCTGAGCAGATACATCGGCAATCGGGCCCATTTGCGAAGCGGCAACATTTTGAGGAGTCCAATTAGTTAGACCTTGAAGCCCCGAAGTAGTACTACGGTAAATATCGCCCGCTTGATTCCATTCCGTAGGAGCCTGCATAGCATTATACTCCTTCATAGCATTCTGTACCCACGGGTCCGTGTAGGTCATAGGCTTAGTGGGGTCTATGTTCCCGCTTTCATCCAATCCCGGAGACACCCCGTATGTCTTAGGCATGAGAGCATCCATAGGGGTAATAGGATTCTCTTGCGTTGGGGGTCTTACATCGGCGGGGGCATTGGGGCTATTACTATCTGGAGGCTGCGCGGGATTCTTAGCAGTAAATCCGGTCTGTAACCGAGTAGCTGCACTAGCAATAGCGGGATCACCGGGGGTCTGGGTGCCCACCTGAGAATAGGGAGAAACATTAACCCCCGTATCTGTCTCGATTTTATTGAGTCGATCCTGCTGCGCCTGAGTCAACTCCTTACCGCTGTCCATAAGCTTCGCCATGTCTTTGACGAATTGCTTTTGAGTGGAGTTAAGAGAAGTAGCTTTACCGCCAGCGGCGTATTTCCGAAGCTGCATGATGCCGCCTTTTGCAGCCATCTGCTTTGGCATAACCCCCGTTACGGGAGTGGAAGGAATCCCCTGCCTACGAAGTATAGCCGCTCTAACCTGTTCAGGATTAGCTGTATTAGGAAGACCCACCGCTTGACGCATCATACCCGTGTCGCCACCAAGTACCCCTTTGAACATAGCGCGTTTAGCAAGCATGTCTTCAAGCGCGGGCTTGTAATAAGCCATCTGGAGCGCTTGCTTTTCCTGCTCCATTTTGAGTTTGGCCTTGTCTATCTTGTTCGGGTTATACGCCTGAACAGACATTGTTTGCGTGGGTACTGATTGACCGCCCATAGTAGCCTCTTAAATTCTAAAGTTCACATTCGACAATGCGGTACTTTTCAGTAAACCCGCAACGGTTTAACAATTTCACCATAGACTTTCTAGCAGCGGCTTCAACACAGGATGCCCCGTGTAACCTCAGTAATTCAAAAAATTGGTGAATGACTTCGTTATCTGATACAAAACGCCCGCCATAAGCGATAACGTAAGCTACTCGTGATCTTGGTCTGTTAAAGTATTGTACTACAGAGCAGCCATGTATCTTATTCTCTTCGTCAACGGCTATCATCAACTGCCAATTTCCATCAGCGATATATACCCTCGCTTCATCCAGAGTGTAGTCCCCGTGAGAATACTGCAGGGCGTTATCTATAAACTCTTCTACATGCTCAAATACGGTGTGTACATAATCGACAGGGACTATCTGTACAGTCAGCATCAGGCCGCTTTCCTCTGTACTCGCTCTTTCATGCGCTGCTCAGCTAGGCTACCCGCACGTTGTTGGGGTTTTACACCTTCTGGGGGGCCGTTCTCTATATAGTGGTTGAATGCTTGTTCCAAGAACTTAGCACCTGCTTTAGAGGAACCGTTACCGATAGCGCTTACAACGTCGGCAGGAACGACATACTGGCCCTCGCGCATAGAGATACCACCGCCTTTCAGCGTAGTCAGACCACCTTCTGCAAAACCAGAAAAAGGTGAAGCAAACCAATTTGCGTCTTCGCGCTGTTGTGCACTATAGGGGGACTGAGGTCTGCCACCAGATGCCGGGGGAGGGGCTCCACCACCTTCACCACTCGAAAGAGCCGCACCGAAACCTTCTTTCAAAGCTTCTTCACCCAACATAGAACCCGCTTGAGAGGCTAGAGTAGGCGCTGCGCCACCTAAAAATACGCTGCCTGCTGTCGGTAGAGCAGCACTTGAACCACCTGCGGAGACAACACCTCCTGCGATACCCGTACCAGAAGAGGCGGGGACTGCACCTGCTAAGGCTCCCGGAGACAACCCTGCTGCTGACGCTGCTTGTCCAACTGCTCCACCAGCTGTACCGGCTCCACCTGCTCCCGCGCCACCCATCAAACTTCCAATGCCTCCAGAGACAGCACCGATGGGCGCTCCTATCGCAGTGCCCGCTCCCGCCCCAACAGAAGCCGCTCCCGCTCCTAAAGATGACGCCGCTGCTCCTGCTGAACCCAAACCCGCTGCGGTGAGCCCGCTACCAAGAAGCCCCGAAAGACCTGCTGCGGCACCAGAAATAGCTCCACCGGCTGCCCCTAGCCCTGCTGCGGTGAGCCCTGCGCCGATAGCCGATCCAACAGAACCTAGAATAATAAATGCCATATTAACCCTCTATCAGTCCTGCGTTGTATTCGTCCATTGACCGGCATGTGAGCAGCTTCTCAATCATTTCTACATCCGTCTCTTCGCAAGCATGGACAGTCAGCCACTCCACTTCAGTATGGGCATAGATGGCTCTTTGTACACCAGCAGGGGTGATAAAGACGTTGGGAGCAAATACATCCCGCTTTTCCCCGTCTTCTCCAACCACCGTGGCAATGCCTTTGAGAGCTACCGTAATGTGTGGAACCTTATGCACAGCGGATATGATCGTGGCACCTGCAGGGATATTAGTCCTACGCCCATAGAGCATACCGGGAACTATGTAGTGTTGAGTATCGCCCTTAATTTCTATTTGATCTCCAGACTCAATCGCAGCTGTCATAGCCTGTTGAAGATCAGCGATTTCAGGTTTTACTTTTTCTACTGCGTTCATTAGTCCAGCATATCCAGTACGACTTCTTTACCTGCATCCTGCTTAACTTGTTTATCCGTTCCGTATGCTGCCATTCTAACACGTTTGAGCATGTTATCTAAAGCTTCAACGCCAAACATATCCACAATAGCTTTGGGGATAATAACCTCTCCATCGGCCACACGAATCTCTTCTTCCCCTTCAAGCATGGCATCCACGTCGTCACTCATGCCATCCCCTTCGCCCTCTACGAAACCCCCATCTTCATATCCGTCTATCACTTCATGGCGTTGAGGAGCAGTGGCAGCATAGGGTTTGGCTTTATCCACCATAGAAAGGGGATGCGCTGCATTAGGGTCAAAAGGTTTGGTGTTGATGTACCCGCCTTGCGCGTAGGATAGGCCACCCATGAATTGCTGCGCTGTGTTCGTCGCTTTAGGATCATTCAGCATCAAAGCTTCGAGTCCCCCCGCCTTCTTCACTTCATCTATGTAGCGCTGAGGAATCTGCACTTCCGTAGGCACCCCAAATTCGGCGGATTGCCCGACAATTCCTCCCCCTGCAAATCGGCTACCCGGAGTAGAGAAAGAATAAGAATACATAAGGTCTGCGGGATTGATGCCTGCTTGTTGCAGCAAACGAAGTTGTTGTTCTTCTATTTTTTTCTTTTGCTCATCAACACCAAATTCAGAAGAAAGCCCTGCTTGTGCTGCCCCTGCCAGCATCAATGGTTCACCATGCTCTTTAACAAAGTTCTTGAATCCACCATTCTTGGTGTTAGTGTCCCAAGCCCGACCTAAGTTTGTACCTACTTGATCGAAGAAACCGGGGGATTGGGAGGCTGCGGGATTATATGCGTTCGTTGCATTGTATACTTGATTTTCTAGGGCATTAGAAGTTACGTCCCCCTGTGTGAGTCCCGGCCCTTCTTCAACGAAATCTCTAGGTTGTACAGAGGGCTTACCTAACATACTCCCTGCTTCCATACCCCCATAAGCTCCCATAGCCCCGCCTGTCAAAGCACCGGCTAAAGCTTCATTCCCTACATTTCCTCCCGAAAGTCCAGCGCCAAGAGCGCCTATTCCTGCATTTGTAGCAGCGCCCGCCAAACCTGATCCTACTAAGCCTATTGGCTCCAACCATCCTTCGCTAACAACGTCCTTAGCTGCTTCTTCTAAAGGCTCCTTAATTGCACTGCCCATGAACATACTAGCAGTGCCACCTAATACTCCCAAAATAGGACTTAACCAATTAAAGGCTTCAGGCATCCCAGTATCAGGGTTTATGGTAGGTTCAGAACCCAAAAGAGCAGAGAGTCCTGCGACTTCTTGAGGATTCACGTGCATCAGCATCGTGTCCCCGTTGCGTCCCAGAGAGGCTAGACCATTGGCAGTGGAGTTGTATCGTGGCATCGTCTTTCCTATAAAACTATTTTTAGCGTTCCAGAGTCGTTCCAGACTTGGCCTTGTTCTAACCCAGTAGCACTGGTGGGGAGTTCTCTGAACACAATCTTGGTAATGTCATTATCGTTAGCCATCGTATCCATAACAATATCCGCGTCTTGGTCGCCATCCGACAACTCTAGCTTACTACCACGCATATTGCCCGGATTGTCTTGCTGCTCAATGAAATAGTTAACAAGACGAACAAGATTGTTGAAGTAAGACACTTCATATTCCATCGGAGGAAGGCTAAGAACAGGCGAGGGTACGTTGTTTCTGTTAGCCATCTGCATTCTCTGGATTAAACGTATGGTAGATACCCTTTGCCTTATTATAGGCGCGATGCGCTTCTTCCGCAGTATTAAAGTAACCTAAGGCTACTTTTTTCTTCGCTACATTTATGTATGCTTGATATTTTCCTGTGCGCTTATACAAATGCACTCCAGTAAATCCAGAGGTGTTGTCTGGTCGCAGATTGACATTTTGTGCGTTATCTCGTTGATTGTTAGGGCACAAGCGTAGATTAACTATTCGGTTATCCGTCTTATTTCTGCTGATGTGGTCGATGGAAGTAGCGGGCCAGTGTCCGTAGTAGAGCAGCCAAGCAATTCGATGCGCCAAGTACATCTTATACTTATAGTTTATGTATATATAACCGTTGGTTCCCTTTGTTCCAGCTAAATCTCCTGCTCGACGCCTGCTATTTCCTATGCGCCAATAAACAACTCCAGCATCAGCATCATACTCTAATACTTGTCTAAGTTCTTCTGCAGTAGCTTCTTTTCTGTTAGCCATTACCTGCCCTTCCTGCCGTCAGGCTGCGCCTCAATTCTGTTTACGCCACTCTGCCACTGCACACCAAGATCATCACTACCAATCCGCACTGCTACTTGCCTGCCCCTCAGCCTAACCCATATATCGTTAGTGTAGTTGTACACCTGAAGGGACACTCGGCTAGCATTGGTTAGTGCGGCATCCGTATGGGTAAAAGAACTCTGACCGGGGAAGTCCCGTACCGAGATATCAAGAGTCACCGAAGGGTTCGTGACCTGTGACCCAATGAAGTCGATATCAGGAATAACTCGCTTAACAAAAGAGAACCTATCGCCTTCACCTATATCAAAATCTGCACTCTCAATATAGCAAGATATGGGCTGAGGATTAGCAGGATCAGTTGCATCGTCTACACCAAACTCATGGTAAAACAACACTCCATCTTCTGTAGCCAGCGGGAACGTCCTGATGTGCGAGTCATACCAAGCAGACCTAGACAACTCACCGTAGTACCATATTTTTTCTAGGTAGTTGTAGACCACATACCGATTATTCTGCTCAGATTCTGAAGAGGGGTAGAACCACCAGACTTCATTGTACTGTTCGTTGCCGCCAGCGTAGACCTGCTCAATCTGCCGTGCGTTGATATCGGAGAACACATACTGCCGAAGAGAGCAAGGTAGGGTATCAACTCGCCCGGAATACGCATAGAACTTATCGGTGCCCATCCAGTAGGTGATATTGTTCGCTGTAATCACAGCGTTAGGCGATGCGATATTGATCTCTGCAGAGAGCGTGTTAAACCCGAAAGTATAGGGCGGACCCAGATACCGCATGGAGTAGAGCGCCATGTCCGTCCAGATCAGGATTTCCTGTCGCGTTTTCTCTGCGGTAATCAGCCGACTACCATACGTAAGCCTTTGGAATCCAGCGGTGTTAGTGGCTGTAGGCTCCCAAATAATCGGGTCTTCTTGCTCACACCAACGAACCAGCAACGGGTCTTGGGCAGCGGGGCTAGCTCCTAAAGGATCATTGGTGCCTAAAACGACAATATGTCGTTCATCCGTGACTATCACACGGGAGGCAACTGTGGGACGCCAGCCATCATCGGCCCCCGGCAAATCCCCTATATCTACCCCTCGCTCTGTGACCTGACCGGCAGCATCAAGACCAGAACTCGCTATCCAGTAGTACACGCCGCCATTGCGGATATTGAAGACCAAATCTTGCCCAAAAGTATCGGAACTCCAAAGACGCAAAGGGATATTGGTGCCTTCTTCTGCTGGAGTGTTCCAAGGTCTTGAGGGCAAAGTCGTTATGGAAACAGCGCGAACCAGACTGGTTGCTTGGTGTGAGGTAGGGTTTACGGTGCTGCGTACCACCGTAAGAGTCGTGGTGTTTGTAACCGTATAGGTCATAACCTCTGAATCTATAATCAGAGAACCTGTAGCAGAAGTAGCGCCAAAAGAAGTTGTGCTGGCAACGGTAAGAGTCAGTGCGGTTGGATTGACCGCAGTTGTGAGCGTAGTACTTCCTGCCGCGTATACGAGTGAAGTCCAAACACCAGACCCCCAACCCGCACCGAATGAAGCAATCGCCGCGCCTGTGTTTACCTCAAACTTAGCTATCGCTGCAGTGCCACCTCCTATTGTTGCGCTAGTAGACTGTACCCCGACATCAACAAGAACGTAGTCTGTAGAAAGCGCTTTGATAGCAAAGTTCTTATTGAGGTTAGCCGCTGTGTATGGCCCAAAAGCCGTAGCTCCACTGATAGTGACGTAATCTCCCTGTTCGTCAAATATGGAAGCGCCATGCCCGATACATTTAATAGCTATCCACGCACTTGTTACAGGGGCTGATGAACTATGCGTAGTTGCTGTCGTTCCATTGTACCCGCGCACACAACCTGTCAGGGCATTGCCGCTAACATTTTCTACATAGATATCTTCAGAGTCTATTCGCACTATTAGAGGAAAACCCCTAGCGAATGTAGTGCCGCTAGTGACAGGGATGATAGTGATAGAAGCCGATATGCTTGCAGATAACGTAGAGTACAGCGGATAAAATGGTGCCGCCCCCGTAACACCATCAGGCAAAGGGTCTACTGTAAGCCGAATAGGGGTGATATCGAAGTAAGTTTCGTTAGATAGTATGTAGTATTTTAGGTTGGTACCAAGCCCTAGCAGGAGGTAGTTGGACAGAGACTCCCACTCAGTAATATTACGGCACACGCCTAAGAAGCTATCTTCACTATAACGTGTCCAACCTCCTATCTTTTCTGGTTGCCCAGAACGAAACCTAACCTTATCGCAAGCGTAGAAGCTGCCCTCGTTAGCTAGGCTCGTTGACTCCCTCGACACTCCGGGGCGTAGCACAAGTTTTTGAAGTGGCACGTTATGCTCCTTTCAAAGCTTCAACTTCAGCAGTGAGGGCTGTAACTTGGGCGCTCAGTTCTCGAATAGCTGCCGCTAAAAGCGGGACGAGCTTGGCTTGATCCACACCTTGATAAATAGGGTTGCCTTCTTCGTCTACGGCATCTTTCTGTCCATTAACCGCATAAGGAGCAAGAGGGGCCAACTCGTGAGCTAGAAACCCTTCGTATACAGTGCTGGAGTTAGCCTTATACACAAAAGACACAGGGTTAATATTAAGTACTCTATCGAGCGCTCCAGAGATGGGCGTTATGTTGTCTTTTAAGCGGTAATCTGAGCCTGTTAAGTAAGAAACAGCAGAAGAAGAGTCTATATTGATGGCAGCGCCTGAAATGACATTAGTGCCAAAATAAAAAGCAACGCCTGTCCCCGCAACGCCCCCAGTGTTGCTCGTATTAGTTCTAGCGATAACTAAAGGTGCTCCTGTATTAGAACTCGCGGAATGAATACAGGTGACTGCCGCTGCCCCCGTTGAGCTAGTTCTATAGGTAGTGCCGTAAGCATTAGTAGTAGGACTGCTAGTAGCCAGTGTAGACCAATCTCGCGCTGTGCTTCCGTTTAGATAGGTAGCCGTTGTAGCTGTTGACGCAGAACCTGCGCTAGTAGCGTAATTAACAGAAGCTGAAGCCAGAGCAGCGGAAGTTATATACCCCGCTGGGTTGCTTGCGTAGGGGTAATACGCATTTGCTATCATTCCAAGGTTAACATTAGCAGCAGTGCCGTTGTTAACGATAGGAGAGGTGGCCGTTACTGAAGAAACTCCAGAAGTAGCTGAAACGGTAAGCGTACCGTCTCCAGCGATAGAAAGCCCCGCACCTATTTTAACAACGCCTGTTACAGAGGTTGTCGCTATGCCCGGAATCAAACCATCCACATACGTTTTTGGGACAGCCTGCCATGTGCTGCTAGGGGCTACGGAGGGGAGGGTAATAGCACCAGTCATGGTGCCTCCTGCCTTAGCGAGATACGTGTTAGCTACATAAGTTTTAGATACTGCAGCTAGGGCATTGCTTGGCTCCGTACCCGCAGAGAGCACTAGCTCTCCAGTCATATTCTGGGTGCCATCACGCTTGAGGCGCAAATTGTCTGCGGTGTCTACATAGCTTTTATTAGTCGCCTGCAGTGACGTAGTGGGCGTGTTAGCAATGTAAAAGTCTGCTGCCGATGTAACGGCTTCAGAGAAGTTGGTGCCATCACACACGACAACTTTAGTAGTGCCATTAGGAATGAGGCAGGTCGTAGTGCTGGACCCTGTTTTGATACGCACAGCATACCCACCAGAAGTATTGTTTCTGATAGCGTAGACTTTAGGAACTGTTGGAGCGGTCAACTGCCCTTCTGCAGACAGACTGACACTACTTGGAATGTCCAAGTACATATTTCGAGACTGGTCATTCGCTCCGTTAAGCGCAGTCAGAGTGCAAGCGTTGCTCGACCAACCTGTATCAATAGAACGATAGCCTGATATCGCCTGTTCGATCAAAGTGCCAAGGTTGTTGTTTGTGGTGTTACCCCACGTATTACCCTGCTCCCCTGAAGCAATGAGTTCAATACGAAGGTTGTTTGAATATGTACTTGGCACAGATTTATCCTCTTTACGTTTCGATGGTTTCCCACGCAGTCGTGGTTGCCGTAGCAACAGCGTCCCATGCTTGTGGCGGGTTTTTGCGTATCGGGGGCGCTGCTATTATAGAAGCTATTGGGGTAGCGGCGATAGCGAAATTGTCTCCATACAGTAAGTCACCAAAGACAATTTCGTTCCATGCGGGGGGTTGCCCGCTACACAGTGTCGGTTGTACGGTATCTATGGGTCCCCAGAGCCGCAGACCATTGACAGAAGCACTTATACTCTGCCCAGATACAGAGATAACCTGATCGGTTACAAGGCTTACTGAGGTAAGCCCTGCAAATATACGGAACGTGGGTGCCTGAGCATTTACCTCCGTATCAAGAGCCACACCGTTAAGCGTAGCAGTGGCAGTCTGGGAAGTGACTAAAGGATTATTCTCTCCTTCCGTCGATACACTGTTGGGTATGACTGCAAAGTTCTGAGACGTTACGATAATGGTAACGTCTTGAGAGGCTAGAGCTACGGAATTGACAGTGGCGCTGAGCGCTTGAGAAGAGAGCGTGAGGGTATAGTCGGTCCCTGCAGACGCAATGGGGGCCGAGGCAACAGGATTGAAACCTAGCACCTATGCCCCCTATCAGCTAGGCTACGGGTGGTTTGCGCTTGAAGAACACTCCAACCAGTCCCGCTAGTGCCATACCCGCAGTGATGATAGCCGCTTGTTGTGCTGGATCAAGCTGAATACCGATAGCGGTAAGAATAAATATGATGCCCCGCCACGTGCTCGCCTCACCAAGAGCGATGCCTACTTTGTCTACCAGTGCGTTCATAATCTACTCCCAAAAGTAATCAATTACAGCGTACATAAATACTACCATACTCGCTACAGTAAGGCATGCGTAAACCAATCCTTCGGCAACCAATTCTGACGGAGACTTGTCTTTTTTCACCTTTTTAGCTCAAAATGGGGGCCATCAGGGAAAGACTTAGACATGTCCGCTGGGCCTAGCTTGTGAGAGGAGTCATTCAAGAATTTCCAATTTGCACCCCATTTTACACGAACATTAAGCTCTTTTGCCGCTTGCCTCATAGCTTCAGCTACAGGAAAGTAATACTTCCAATCCCATGTCACTTTGCCATCAACCAGTGGGGCAATATCTACAGCATCGCCCGTTAAATGCCGACTATTCATGGTCTTGCTTGCGCCCTTAGCGACAAGCTGTTTTTGTCTTTCCTTGGTTCGGAGACCTTCCAGCACGGTGAAGTCTATAGGAGTGAGCTCAATCGCCCGCTTCACTACCTTGACCAGATCAGGATGGACGCCTTTAAGACGCGCTAGCGAGGTCGCCCCTAGTTTGAATTGCGGTTGGTTAGGCGAATCAGGCGTAATGGTATTGCTAACACTGGGCTTCAGCCTATCTGCAAGGGGTTTCAGTTCTTCCCTATCTTTAAGAAGAAATAGCAGATCAGCAACTTCGGTGTCCGTCAGAGCGATTGTAATTGCCATAGTGCTTCTTATGTGCGGATAATGTTGAGGGCGTGACCACCACTCGTTTGGTACAAATTATTAGCCGCGCTTGTTGCAAAGGTTAGGCCCGTACCGGGAGCCGTTCTCTTAATGACATTGCTGGTAATCACGTTGTAATCCGAATTGGAAGCTACATAAATACCAGAACTGGTATTAGACGAATTGAATGTGTTACCTGAGATCGTTCCATATAGTGCAGCTGTGCCCGAAGGTGATCCCCAACCCAACCACAGATCAATGTTGGTGTTAGTGGTAAATGTGCAGCCGGTGACACTGTGATTGCTTCCAGACATCAGCATACCGTAGGTGGACACACCGACATTACATCCAGAAAAGCTAACACCACTACTTTCAACAGCGCTTAATTTTGACACAATAACAGCAGCGCCAGAGGTGGTAGCTGCAAAGTCACAGGCGGAAAATTTCCATAAACCCGCGCCATAAACAATCGTCGCTCCACCCGGACATGTCGTGAAAGAACAGTTTGATACTAGACCCCAGTCCTGTCCTTCTACGTACAATCCGATATCTTGGCCGTTAGTAGAGGACCCGGTGAGGCGTATGCCTTCATCTTCGTGTGTAGACGCGCTAGCATCACCAATAATATGGAAGCCTTTGCCAGCACCCATCTGGACCGTAACGCCTAGAATGTCGGTATCTGCACACATGTTGTACTTAATACCTGTCGTACAATCTGACATCCAGACGTTAGTAATCTTACTGTTGACAGCATAATACCCGTCAATACCTACCAGAATCTCGGTGGCTCCACCAATAATATCTACATTTTCGATATATACATTAGACAGCCGCGCTGACGCACTCGCCCCATAGACCTTAATAGCCGTGACGTTTGCGTTAGAATTGTTCCATATAGACAGGTCGCGGACACCTGCGCCCGCCGCTGAAATCGCTGTGGTGTAGTTGAAGATCGTTATGCTAGCCGCTGCAGCGTTTATATTGGTGACTCTACGTCCTGCTCCGCGCACAAACACATTGGGGTACATAGTCAGCGCCCCGACCAGATAGGTGCCTGCCGGGAACTCTACAATCCCGCCGCCAGCCGCATTAGCCGCATTGATGGCATTCTGTACAGCGGTAGTCGCTGCTGATGCTCCCGTAGGGTCTGCCCCGTATTGCGTGACTACATTGAATACAGCCGGTGCATTTGAAGGATTTGTAGCGATCTGCCGCCATGCACCGCCCAAGCGCATCCAGAGCTTGTTATTAGTGGAGTCCGTAACCAGCGCAGCGGCATTAGTGTAAGGTGCAGTAGGAGCACCCGTAGGTGTTCCGGGACAAGAAGGAATCCAAGGAAACCCGGTAGTTGCAGTGGTTGTTAGAGCCGCCGTGCCCATCGTAAAACCAACAGCGGTAACATCAAGGCTATTCGCATTCTGTGTAGATACCGTACCTAGCCCAAGCGTCGTTCTAGCCGTAGCTGCATCAGCATCATCAATCAATGACCGCCCATAAGAGGACAAATCCGTGGTCGCTGCTGTGCCTGACCCTGTGAAATAGGGGAGTTTGTTTGCCGCTGAAGTGAGTCCCGCTAACGCTGTGAGGTCTGCATCCAGAGGCTGTTTATTGTTCAGGGCAGTTTGAGTAGCCGTGCTGACAGGCTTATCTGCATCCGAAGTGTTTTCTACATTGCTCAGCCCCACGTCAGCTTTAGTAACCAAGGCCCATGAAGGGTCAGTCCCATTAGTGGTCAGGAACTTACTGCTATTGCTCGTCTGGTTAGGCAGTAGCGCTTTGGTCGGTGCAGAGCAGAATACACGTTTAGACCCTGCGCCAAAGTTGACTAGCGCGTTTGCGTTAGAAGATAAAAGAACAGTATCACGGGATAGGGTTCCTGAGCCTACCGTACCAATCCCCACTTCCCAAGCACCCAAGGTGTCATCAATCGTATAAAAGACAACATTACCATTTGAGAAAGAGGCATTAAACGTCCGATACCCTGTAACTGCCCCTGCCAGCGAGAGTGTACCTGTACCGAGGGTTGTCGATGTTTCTTGGACCCGATCAGATAAAAGCGGCATGGTGTTTCCTAGCTCAGAATTAACACAGCAGTGGAGGACGTAGCGGCGGGGAAGGAGATAGTAAAGTTACCTGCAGTGGAGCTATAAGTCCCGCCAAAGTTAAGCACCAAGACTGCCTTGTTGCTCTTGGAAGCATTATAAATCAATGCCCCTGCTGCCGAAATCGTTGCAGTAGACCAAGTGAAGTTGGCAAAGTCTATATAAGCAGCAGTGCCTGATAGAAAAGGCGAACCTGTCTCTGTTACCAAAGTGCCTCCCCCTGCGGTATATCCCACGCCGACAACTTCATTGGTTGAAGAATATACCGTGGTTGCCGAGCTTAGCGTAGCCGAAGAAGTGTATAGAGCGATCTTGAATGTGTCTCCACCCGAAGAACTGAAGTTGTGCACCCCAGAGAGGAGTTCCTGTTTTGCAGAACTACAAATAGCCTGTGTAATCGCCATGTTTAAACCTCTTCAGAAATTTCAAATTCCGGTTCAAAGCTATCTGCGATGACCGTTACAGGGTTAACAGTAAATTTGGGTTGTTGGATGTATACATCCACTTCTTCTACTTTTTCTTCGTTCATACTACTTGATCTCTTACCTGCGTGGTACGGAAATTGTCTTCACGATTCTTCGCATCGGACAGCTGCTTGAGCAAACCTAGCGCTTCTTGAAATTTACCTTGATAGTTCTGCAGTACGTCCGGTTCGCTCTTTTGGTAGATAGCTGCTTCGACTAATGATCCCCAAAGAAGCACATTCGGGAAGTTCGTGCCTAGCCAGCTAACACCCGCTACCGTGATAGAAGAAGGATACGCATAATAGTGCATCTCAAGGGTATAGCACTTGTCAGGAGTCGGACCTAACAAGAAGGCATTGTTTGAAAAGATGGAGTAGGCTTTAGGAGCCCCTGTCGTGCCGGGAAATGGGTACGCCTCACGGATGTAGTTCACATCCTTCTGCAATAGATAGTTGTAGTCCGTGGGGGTTATTACCCCATTATCATCGTACCCTGTCACCGCTATGGAGAAGATAGACAAGAAGTCCGAAGGGATATCAATATACGGAAAGTCTATCGTGGTCTCGCCCGTCACGTTCTTTCTGAACGCTGGAAGCTGTACCGTATTATTTACCAGAGTCTCGGTGTTCTGAATGAAGCTAGGGATATTTGCAACGAATGTTGGCTCGTCTACTTCAGTATATTGCTGAATAGCCAGCGATAGCTGGGTGTAGGTCATGCTCATGTCAAATATCCCTTAGCTTTTTAACCCAACTTTGCAGAAGACTTCGTGCCCTTAGTGGCGGCACCTGTGCCTCTAGTCTTGACTGTCTGGGTTTTCGGCGGGGTATTAGGATATCCGTTGCCTGCAGGGGTGCTGACTTTTTTGATTCCAGCATATTCGGCTGATCCTTCTTTGTGTTCGGCAGTGCCGCCCGTCATGCGAGTGCTCATATTACTTACTCTTTTGATTTGCTACACGGGCGAGGTTCCGCCCTTTGGCCTTCGCTTCTCCGGTGGTAACACCGCCTTTCTTCAACCCTTTGGTTGACTTCTGTTTGTCGTGTTTCTTATCCATGCTGGATTTCTCCCAATCGGAGTAAGACATTTTGTGTTTTTTCGCGAGTTTTTTGTCCTCACGAACGTCTTTAGCTGAACCTTCCCAACTTGCCATTATGATACCTCAATATTCACACTATTTACAGTCGTATTCACCTGCTGAATAGCAACAGGATTCCAAGCAAAAAGCCCTCTGGACTCATTCAAATTGGTGTCAGGTCTCGGATTACGCAGTGCTTGTGGATCATCTGCAGCTTTGCGTCCCCCTATGATGCCAACCCAATTCCTGATATTGTCTGGCTCCCAACAAGTGGGACAAACCCGTTGATTGACGACATTACCCAGAATGACATAAGTACGTAGCTTTTTTAACGGGTAGCGAAATCCGCACCTATCGCAAAGTGCAATCGCCCGTTTTTCACTGGCGAAGCGTGTAGCCATTTACCAATTACCTACTCGCGGCACAAATCTGAGTGGCGCTTTGTCCCTGTCTTCGTCCTTGGCGTTTTGCAGTGCTTCATCGTAGGACATCTTGAGCATCTGAATACGGTTTACATCCAGTTCAGGCTGCTTGAGTGCCAACATATACGCAAGCCCTGCGGTTAGGGCTTCATAGAATCTAAAGGGTATATCCTGCGTCAGTGTACCAACACTTCCGGCATCGTCAAGCCTACGTAGATACCAATAATGGAATATGTATGAAGCGGCATTAGGGGTCGGCCAGATATTGATTGTTGGGATAGGCGATTGCCTGTCAACGTAGACCTGTACGGGTCGGCCCTGAGTCAGTTTGTTTGGAAGCGCTGCATAGGTAGGCAATGCGATACGCGGAATAATGATATCTACTTGGTTACTCTGGCTGCCCGGATTTTGTCGAATAACATGCTCAATGATATCAACGCAATCAGAAGGGAGCGCATAGGTTCCTTGCCCTTGAATCAGCGTGATGTCACTTGAAGCTACCGTCCATAGGTTGATCCCCTGATTAGCCCAAGAGGTTAAAAGATAATTTAACGAGCGCCTAGCTGTCTTGAACTCATAGCCTGTACGAATCTCTTTACCAATTCGCTCATAGCTCTCTTCAATAATTTCAGAAAGATCAGGGTTGAACAGCGTCGTTCCGCTTGTTGTCATGCTCTAAGTTCCTATGATTGCACTAGCTGAATACCCAGTCTTGCCCATGATTCTTGCGGAGTCTCAAGCGTGATATCGGTTGCTGCGAACAGCGCGTTTACTTCAGCCAGCGTGACTTCCAGACCCGCTTCGTTACAAAGGTTAGTCACAATTTCCGGCATTCCTGCGCTGATGACAGTGACTTGCCATACACCCTCTGCATCCAGCGTCCACTCTTGTAACGGGATTAGCTGGGCATACTCTGCATCAATCAGGCCAGATGAAATCCAGTAAGTGGCTGGAAGGCTCCCGTCATCAGATAAAGCCGTAGTGAACATTCCTTGTCCACCTGAAGGCGCTAACGTCTCGGTAATGCTTCTAGCCAGAACGACCTGACTATCTTGCACCAGCATGTTTCTGTATGCCCATTCCATCAGTAGGCTCCTGTCTTGCCGTTGACCCAAGTCTCGGTTTGTCCGAGCAAGGTAGATTCAGTCAGCGCGTTGCGGATTATGAGAGAATATATTCGACCAGTAAACTGCGTAGATGCAGTTACCCCGCCTCTCCAACCAATATACAGCGGGTATGTTCCATAATTTCCTGTTCCTTGAGTGGAAGTTACATAAGTTGAAGCAGCCCCATTAGTGCGAACAATATTGACTGACGCAGAGATATCCGACAGCCCAGTGATTACATTTGTAATTGGTGATGTGTATGTTGTAATTGTATTGTCAACTTGCGTTGTACCCTTGCTGCTATAATTATAATTAGCGGCTGCAGAGTTTGGTGCTGATAACAAAAAAGTGCCGTTATTTGCGGCTATATCTGCTGATAGTTCTGCAACAACACCCACCTTTGCATCACTCAGCTTCCTCACCCCAGCAAACACGCTCATCGTGTCAGTAGCGGAGAAGTCAATATTGCTGGTTACAAGGAAATCGTCAGTACCATCAAAGGCTAGGAAAGGTTTAAACAGCGTTGTGTCTGTGTTGTATCCAGCGGCTGTACCGGTAGTGACCCACTGGTAAGGAATGGTGCCTTCGTTGGTGGCGGTGAGGGATGCGCCCCAGACGTAGATGCCGGAGGTGCCGTCGCCTGCAAATGATTCCGCTCCGTCGGCGTTAGCAAGTGCGATTAGCGGCAGTACGCTACCGTTAACGGCCCCAGTAATTAGTAACCTAAACCACCCGTTTGCAAGTGTCTCAGATGACGCCACATACCCAGCGCCAACTGTGTCCCAAATTCCTGTTGTTAAATTAAAATAACAATTGTTGTTTAGGCCACCTGCGCCACCACAAATCATTCTAACCCAATTATACTCCGCTTTTTTAGCATAAACAGATAATGTAAATTGTCCTGAAAGTTGAAATCCTGACGGGTAATTGGCTAATGTATAGTGGACACCAATGGTATTTGTGGCAATTAGTTTGTCGGCTGTATTCCCCCCTAAAGGGTCAGTGGTCGCAGCTACATTTGCAGTAACGCTAACGTTTGTGGTTGCTTTATACCAATACGCATTATCAAACTGCTCCGTATACGTCAGTAAGTTATACCGATTCCGCAGTATCGGACGGGCGGTGGTGGTGGACTGGTAGGCGTGGTTGCCGGAGAGTTCTTTTACCGAGACATCATCAATAGACGCAGCATTTCCTGACGCTTGATTACCCCTGAAGACTAATTGTGTGTATGCAGTTGAATTTAGAATTGCCGTAAACCGCCCGGTGTATCCTAGAGGTACAGGCGTATAAGGCTGCCTTACTGTTAATCCATCTCCAAAATAAACACCAACTGGGTTGTTGCCTGCGATTGATAAAACGTTAAAACTTACGACGTATGTTGTATTCGTGGAGTATCCGCCTTGCTGTAATGTAGTTGTCCCAGTCGCATTCGAATAATTTGCTCGCCCGGCACTAATCGACCACCCGTTCCCCAAAGTCCAGCCCGTAGTTCCATTGCTGAAATCCCCATTCGTCACCAACTCCGGCCCCAGCACCAACCCTTTACTCTTATCCAGCAGTAACCCAACAGGCTGTTCAATCGCTGTGACCGGAGTTCTACCAGCAGAGTCTTGGAACATCGTGCTGAAGTCGCTGGGGTCGTACCAGACACCCTGCTCACCAGAAGCAAATAACTGTGATGGGCTAAAAGTTGATCCACCACCAGCACCACCTGTCCCCTGCGGGTCAAACATGCCTAGCATTCCAAACATATTGATTTACCCGTAGTAGGAAATATTTAAGATAGCAGAAGCGGTTTGCTGAATAAATTTGATTTGTTCCAAATATCCAGTATAAGGAAGCGTTTCACCGACAGCCAGCGGCATGCCTACTGTAGCTGTTGGGTTTGTGCCATCATCTTCCCAACGAACCGCCTGAGATTCTGGCCTAATCAGTGCAACGGTTGCGCCTCTGGGAATGGTCAAACCAGTAGCGCTGCCGAGGCTGGTGATCTGCTGATAACCAAGGGGACGAAGGTTGCCGGGAGTAGCGGGCTGTGCACCCGGTACGCGACTTGTGGGTTCATCAAACCATGCCAT